TGTGACATTCGTCCATCGCATTCTCGATGGTGTTCACCACCTGCACCGAGATCAGATACGGGAATAGCTTGGTCGAAATGTCCTGACCGTGCACCAGTATCTGCACCCATGCGTGCCGGCGCGGTCCCTGATGCTCAACCATTCTCAGCCGCTCCTTGCGTCATGTTGCCCTCCGGCGTCTTGCCCCATAGCACGACGGTGTTCTTGCGTTGCGGCGATCCGCTCAGGACGTCGTAATCAATCGGGATGCGTAGCTGCGTGCCTACGGGGAGAAACGGCGAGTAGCGGTGACACTTCGCGAGGTGTGGATTGTCATCCAGCAAGCGCTCGATCATCAGCGGCGCGCGGTTGCGATACCTGCGCCACAGGATGATGTCGGCGGTGATGTAGTCCGAGCCGACCGTCACGAGATCATAGGAGACAACGGTCATGCGGTGATCGCTCCCGAATTGTACATCTGCACGGTGTTGGATGCCGCATCATTGGGGATCGGCACGCGCTGAAATGCGGCCTCGAACTCGATCTGTTGGCCGATGCCATCCTGCGCCAGAAACGTGTGACCGCGATGCAGCGTCTCGATGATGTACCAGCCATAATGCCAGCCGTCGCCACGCATCAGAATGTGCGCCTGACCGAGCCGGCGCATGTTGTCGAGCACGTCGAGATGATAGAGCCCGCCGGCAGATTGCTCCTTGCCAACGTGCTCCTGCACCAACTGGGTTTCGGGATCGCGCGTCGCCTTCGGCCCATCCGTCTGTTGCCCGAGGCCTCGTGCTCGCGACTTGCGGGCGAAGAAGTGCGGAAAGACTTTGCCCTTCAGCGTGATCGACTCGTCGGCCTCACCGACCCATTCCCGGTACATCGCGGCACCCGCGATCTCCTTCTTGGCCCAGTCCGCGCCCGTGTGGTGCGCGTAATTGTCGACGTTCATCGGAAAGACCTGAAACTGTATAGGTCCCCATTGAAACATCACCCAGTTGGCCATCGATCAACTCCTCAAGAAATCATCCCACTCGTGCGCCGGTCCGATGATCGGCTTCCACGGTCGCTTGGTCACCTGCATGTCGTGTTCGCCGCCGCCGCTCTGCGCGCGGATGCGCAGGCACTCAGCATGGCAACCACGAAAGAATTCGGTGACCATGATGTCGCTGTTGGCGAACTCTATCGTGTAGGTGACGACCCAGTCAGGCTGCGCCGATGTCACTATATGAATTCCAACGCGCCTCGCGCACCTCGCGGTCAGCCTGCGTGCGCATCGATGAGCGGGCGAATTGCATGTCGTTGTCGTTCACCCTCATCTTGACGTTGATCTGTTCCTCGCGCGATCCCTCGCGCTCACGCTGTTGTATCGCGCCCTCGCCCTTCGGTTCGTCGGCTGCAACGGCGGATGGCGGTGCGTCCGCTGGCGGCGGCAATGCCGAGCCGATGGCCTCGCGCGAGTAGCGACCGATGCGGCCACGACGTCCGCCGAAGTCGAAGTGCATCAGGTCGGGCTCGTCAGGATTCCGCGCCGAGGTGCCGAACTGTCCGCCCCACTGGAATTTCCCGGTCATCTGCGGATGGTACTTTTCCTGATAGCCATACGCGTTGCGCGCCAGCGTGGTGTACAGCCCGCTCTTGTCGTCACCACGGTTGGGCACCGGCTTGCCGCTGGGATCGATGATCTGCCAGTCCTGCGCGAGGCCGTGCGTGTGCTGTCCCTGTCCTGCCGTGCGCCGGCCCGATGTCGGTGCCACCGTGTAGCCGGGCGGCAGACCGCGCGCCGCCGCACCGACGATCTCGGTGAGGCGCGGATCGGTGCCACGAAGATCACGACCAGCCTGCACGCGGTCGCCACCGCCTTCGCCGGGACGGGCCACGCGCTCGCCGCGCGCGACGGTGTCCACTGACGTCTCCGCTGGTGCGCGCGCCACCCTGCCGCGCTCCGAACCGACGCCGGCATTGCCGCCGATGCCGGCGAAGTTGCCGATGCCGGTGTTGCGCGCGCCGTACCACGAGCCCCAGCCCTTCTTGCTGGCATGCTTCAGCGCGAAGTCGATACCAGCCTTCTCGTTGGCGGGATCGCGCGGATCGAGCCCGGTCTCTTTCTGGAATTGGTTGCCGAGCCCGCCGCCCATGTAGAGTTGGAAGGCACCCCAACTGTCCTCGCGTCCCTGATAACTGCCTTTGCCGCCGCGCTTCACCGACGACTGGAATGTCGAGAGGCCTTCCGACTTCGCAACCGCGACGGCGGTGTCGGGGTCAATGCCGTACTTCACGGCGGTCGCGCGGATATGCTCCTCCATACCGCGTGGATCGCCGCCTTTGCCAACCCGGCCACGCGCGGCACCAACGCCCGGTGTGCCGGGCTGGCCGCCGCCGCCACCGCCCGGTGCCGCTGGAAGCATCGCGCCGCCACCGCCGCCGTAACCGGTGCCCGTCATGCCCGGCCCCGCTGGCGAGTACTGGCTGCCGCCACCGCCACTACCACCACCGCCGAGCGATGCGCGATGCAGCAAGCCGCCGCCGGCAGCGTTGCGGAAGTCAGCCGGTATGTAGGCCGAGTCAGCCGCGCCACCGTAGCCACGATAGCCGCCCTGATACGACGATGGCTGATAGCCCGGGGTCCCGGGGGCGGCCCCGAGAGGAGCGCCGGGGCCCGTGCGAGGTGCCGTCGAACCCGGTCCATAGGCAGGTCGTGCAGGTGCAGGTGCCGGCACGTTCTCGTTCTTGAGCGTCTCTTCTAGACGTTTCTTGCCGACTTCGAGTTCGTGCTTCCCCATCATGCCTTCGCCGACCGACTTCGGCGTCGGCATCGTCAGGCCGTGCGGCCCGATGATGTTGATCTCCGGGCGTGGTCCTTCGCCCTTTGCGTAGGCGATCCACTCGGCAACGTATTTGATGGAGTCGCCGAGGGCTCGCAGTTTCTCGGTAAAGATGATGATGACCTGCGGCACGCCGAGTTGCGCCAGCAAGTTGCCGAATTCATCGGCCAGACCTTTAATGGAGACCTTCATCGCATCAACGCCGCTGGACGATCCGGCGAGTACGTTCATGCCATCCTTGATCGCTTGCGTCCCGTTCGCCTGATCCTTCAATAGCTTGATCGTCTGGCCGATCTTGCCGTTGTCGTCCTCGATCAGCTTGTTGATGAACAACCGTTGCTTGACGTCCATCTTGTCGGTGATCGACTTCTGATCGCGCCGGTTCTTCAACAGGCCGACCACGTAGCCGCTGACGTCGCCCTCCTTCGCTTTGACGTCGTCTAGTTCTTTCTTCCAGACACCGGGCGTGCGCCCGAACGCCGCGCCCATGCTTTCGGATTCAAGGCTCTGCAAAGTTTGTTGCACCAGCCGCGCAGCATTGGAAGTATCATCCGTGATGTTAGTGGCGACACCGATCAGCGTCTGCACGCGCGCGAGACCATTGAGGCCGTGATAACCGATTTGCTTCGCGACCTCGGCAACCTCGGTGCCGTTCTGTACCAAGTCTTTGACATCGACATTGGCATCACGTGCGCTTGCCGAAATAATCTCCAGCGCCTGACCGAACTGGTTGGCTGGAATGTTCAGGTTGCGCATCATGCCGGTCGTGAGTTTGGCCAATTGTTCGACACCGACGCCCATGCCCTGCGCCACGATGTTCAGTCTCGGCAATCTCCTGACCGCTTCCTCCATCGTGATGTTCAAACCGGTCCGCAGCCTGTTGGCGGCGGCAAGACTCTCATCAAAGTCTGTCGCGGTGTCCTGACTGGTTTGCTTGATCTGTACTTCGAACTTCTTGATCTCGGCGCTCGTTGCCTTGGTCTGGTTCTGCAACAACAGCATCTTCTTTTCGGTCTCGGCAAAGCCGAGGAACGAACGTCGCGCCGCTTCGATAGCCCCGGTAACCGTAAGATAACCCTTGGCCATGCTGACCAGTTCGGCTCCTACGCCCTTGATCGCGGTCGCTTGTCTCTGGTTGTCGCTGACGACTTGCTGTGATCCAGCCCTGTGTGTCCTCCAGTAGTCCTCATTCTGTTTCTGCGCAGCTATCGACCACCGCAGCATGTCGTCGTAGGACTTGTTGGTATCCTTGGCGCGCTTCTGCAACGCGCGCGCCATGCTCTCATTGACGCCGGCTTGCTTCTCCAATTCCTTGGTCAAGGCCTGCGCGTTCTTCGTCGCCGACGAGAACGCCGCTGCCGTCTTATCTTCACCAGTTAGCGTTACCTTGACGGGATCAACCATCAGACCCTCACGGTTCTTCGCTCATGTCGAAGCCGGCTTCCGGCAATGGCGCACCCGGTCCCTGCATCATGACCGGATCGATCTCACCGCCACTGCCATTGGTCACGCGTGGCGCTGCCTCGTTGGCGTCATCCACCTTCAGCGGGATTTGACCCTCGATGATGTTGCTGCGTATCTCAGGCGTCATCATCTGCATGAAGTTGTCGAGCACCCGGTCGGCGTCCGGATAGCGGAGCTCGCGGATCACGGCCTCATCGACACCGGCCAACTCAACCAGCAACTCGATCATGGTCTTCCATGCGCCTTCATTCCATCGCAGCACGTGACCGAGCCGCAGCGGTGCAAGCGTGATGCTCTCGATCTTCTTCTTGTTGAACTCGAACGGAATGAAGAGTTGGATGGTCCGTCCGCCGGTCTTATCGAGCGTGATCATTTGTGAATCCAGATGGTGATGACGTTCTCACCCTTATCGACGCGTTGATCGACAAACTCAATGTCCTCGTGGCCGCCGGCACCATCGGTGTCAGCGACCACTACGCGTTTCTTCTGGTCGTGCCTCGTCAGTTCGGCGACCAGTTGCTCGACCGTCATGCGATGTCAATCGGCGAGATCGGCGAGCCGGTGCCGATGTCGACCGCGTTGCCCGGGATGCGCAGAATCCTGATCATGTCCTCGTTCAGGTCCTTGCCGCCGACGCGCCGCACCGAGGTGAAGAAGTCCCAGAAGTAGATTTCAAACGGGCGCTGGCCGTTCGGCGTCAACTGCATCGTGAGTTGGTAATGCACGATGGACTTGATCGAGTACTCATGGGCCATCAGGTTGCCCTTCGAGAACGCGGTCGGGTTGACGCGACCGAGCCGACCCTCGATCACCGCCGTTGCCGAAAGCGCGCGACTGGTCCTGCGATCCCTGATCAGGCCATAGGCCGTGAACCGCTGATAGTACGGATCGTTCTGGCCGATGTAGCTCATCAGCGACGGGTCCCAACCGGCAAGGTTGAACGTCGCCTCAAGCTTGTTCTGATGTGTCGGGATTTCGATTGCAATCGGTGCACCACCGGGCGCGTGGTCGACATAGTTCTCTTCCATCGCCGGCAGTTTCAACTCCTGCAACACCAGATGCGTCGAGATGCCGGGCGCACTCATGCCGCCCGGGACCGTGCTGCGCGTGTCACCGCAAATCAGGTTCGCGCTCTCCATCACGTAGATCGTTGCGTTAGCCATATGGTTGTTCCTTTTTCGAAAAGAGAAATGGTGAGCGGACGCTTGCAGTCGTCCCGACAGTTTGAGGCCCGTCAGTTCGGACCACCCACCAAGCTGGATTACGACGAGAGGTTCAGTTGCGTGGCGAGATCGCCAACCATGGCATCGATGGCCTCACGGTAGCGCGAGGACTCGATGGTGATGTGCTTCAGCACGGGCGGCTCTTCCGCTTGGAAGCCCACCGTCAGATGCCCGAGCCTGATCTGTTCGGGTGAGTTACCCTCGGTCCTGAAGTTGACCTGATAGCCGAGGATGTGCTGATCGGCATGCAGGTCGCGAAGGAAGAACTGCATGGTGTTGAGGATCGCCTGCACCGTGTGGCCGATGATGTTGTAGCGACCGAGGAAGAACCGCAGCGCACGCAGCATGCCGAGGTGGATGAAGTCCCGCCCGCGCATGACATTGTACATTTGCCAGATCGGGTCCTCGCCTGCGTTGTCGGTCGAGATCAGCACGAAGCCGCCCGAGGCAATCGCGAAGTCGTCGCCGACCTCACCACGGATCAGCACGCCGACATTTGCACCGAGCAACTCCTGCGCCTCGTTGGCCGAGTCGGTGAGGTTGAAACCGATCTCGCGGTTTGGCGAGATGATGCCCTGCACCGCTTGGTTCGCCGCGCTGTGGAACGGCGCGCCAGTCTCGTGGTCGCGTCGCACCATGATGCCGGCCATGCGCGGGGCCAAGGGCCGGATCACGATGTAGGACGTCACCGGGTCCATCACGCGGCAGCCGCCGGAGATCGGGATCAATCGATGGCTCTGCATGGTCTCACGCCAGTCGAGATCGTTCTGCATCGAAGAGCCTGCGCTCTCCACGATCATCATGCCAAGCAACTGGTTGCAGATTGATGTGGCTCCAGCGACAACCGGATTGGCTCCAGCGACAATCGTTGCGGTGTAGGTGGCGAGCGTACCGGTCGCGGCCCACGTCAGTTCGAACGTCGCACCCGTGCCCGAGCCCGAGGACGCGGCCACATCCTGCGGCGTATCCGCTGGCTCCTCGGTGCCAACGAGGAAGCCGGCGTTCGAGATCGTCGTCGTCAACACCGCGCCGCCGACATCCACCGTGGCCACCAACAGCACCACCTGATTGGGCAGGATCAGTTGCTCGCCGACGCCGTAACCGATGCCGCCGGTTGCGACAGTGGCAGCCGTCACGTGGAAGCCGGGTGGCGGCACCGCGATGGTCGGAGCCGTGTCGTACCACGCGCCGGGCAGTTCGAGCTCGATGGGACCAAGCTGGCCGTTGGAAAGACCGAACGCGTGGCCAGTCGCCTGCACGGCTTCCGGTCCACCGCCGGAAAATTCCACCGGATACAGATGGTCGGTGACGTAGCCTACGCCGGGCGCGGTGCGTTCAATGGCACCGACACCGTTGGCCATCTGCGAAGTGTAGCCGGGCGCGGTCAGGATGCGTGGCGTGAAGCCGAGTCTCTGCGCCGACTTCAGGAACGCCCACATCCCGGTGCCATTGAGACTGTCGCCAGCGATCTTGGAGATCGTCTGTTGCAACTTGATCGCCGGATCGGGATCGGTGCCTTCCGCCGTTCGCACGATGACGATGCGCGCGGCGAACTGCGTCTCGCCCAACTGATCGTTGATGCCGCGCACGGCGTCGGAGAGATAGCCGAGATCGCCAAGCTTGCGCGTCTTGCTCTGATCGTTCGAGTTGATGAACACCGGAGTGTCGAGCGGGAAGATCGATGCATCGGCGAGCGGCGCAGGTCCGACGATGCCGATGGTAGAAAGATCGGCGGCCAATACCGGACGCGCGCCTTCGTCAACTTTTCGGATGCTAATGCCGAATACTGGGTCAGCCATTCTGGTTTCTCCTGTTGGAAGTTGGTTTGAATCAGACCACGTGTGCAGGCGTTGCGATTTCGAGGGCTTTGATGGTCAGCGCGTGCATCCTCACCATCAGAACCATGGTTGGCTCGGCGCTCGCTGACTGCGCCGAGAAGATGCGGAGCTCGCGAACGTAGTCACCGATCACCTGATCTTGCACGATGGGTGTGATGACCACCGAGCCGACAGGATTGACCTCCATTGCCGTCGTCAGCATCTGCAACGGCGATGGCGGCACCACGGAGTGTGCCGGCGGAACGGGTGTCGTCTGTCGTCCTTCGAAGAATGCAACGTCGGCCATGTTCACTCCTGTTATTGCAATGCCTTGACGACGTAGGTCGAGATGCCCCACAGCCGCCGGATCGAGACGATGAACCAGTGCCCGGCGGTCTGCGTAAACAAGTCGCCAGTGTTGGGACCGACGTTATAGCCAGAGAACGTGATTACGCCCGGGGCTTGGTTGTAGATCATGATGTCGAGCGCACAGTCGGCGGTCGGCGCGGCAACAGTGTGCGCGCCCATGTTGCGATAAAGCTGGTAATTTCCCAAGAAGGCGTTCGGCGTAAAGACCTGTCCCACGCCATACGCGCCCGCGTCATAGGTCGTGAAGCGGTTGCCGCCAGTCATGGTCGCGCCACCGGCTATCGCGACCTTGGTATTGTCGACGTATTGCTTGGTCGCGACGTGAAGCGGGGCTGTCGGATCGGCGCGCACCTGCACCATGCCATTGGATCGGTCGATACGGATTGGATAATCAACCAAGACGCCCGTGTCGGTGTAGCGCGCCAGCATGAAGTTCGCGCCTTGATTGTTGGCACCCAACGGTGACTGATCGGCAAGCGTCAGCATCCATCGCGTGAAGCCATCCGCCGACATCGCCTCGATGCTGCGGTTCTCGTTGCTCCCGATGGATCGCAAGCGAAGGTACGGATTCGACGCGGTGATGGTCACACTGGCGTTCATCTGGCCGCCGGCACCGAGCACGGCGTCGACATAGGCCTTGGTCGTCGCCATCAATGGCTGCGTCGGCGGACCAAACAAATACAGCGGGCCGGTCATCGTCGCACCCGAGGACGACATCGAGCCCATCAGGTATTCGTTCATTCTCGCGCGCGTCCATGATGTGGTCGCAAACGACACGTCGTTCGAACCGACCACCGGATGCACGCCTCTCACCACGCCCGTGAATGGCGTCGAGCCGTCGATGCGAACGTAGTTGTAGAGATCGAGGCCCGCCGAGATCAGATCGTTCGCGGCGTCAACGATCTCCTGATGCTTGATCAGGATGTCTTGGTAGGCAAGCAAGACCTCGTCGCGCCACGGTCCGACCTCGTCGTGGTACAGCTTGGTTGAGTCCGCCATGCCCGGCGTCGATGACACCATCCAGTCGCCCCACGGGCCGGCGCTGCCGTGGATCGCCGTGATCATCACCTCCAGAATGCCCAGTTCCTGATCGTAGGACAGCAAGCGCGCTATTCCGTAATCGTCCGCCGTGTGCTCGATCAACAGATACGGCGATGGCGTGAAGGTGTCTTGCTGCGTGCCTTCCCTGATCTGGAAAGTCATGTAGCCCATCACCAGCGTGTATTGACCGTCGACCGGTGCGAGCAAGAAGCCGAGTTGCGTCACCTCCAGAATGGCCTTGGTCGCCGGCACCAGAATCTCGTTCATGCGCAACAGCGCCGCCGCGCGGATGTCCTCGACCACGCGCAGATAGACCTGTGCCGTATCTTCCAGTTCTTGGAAGCGGCCTTCAAGCGAAGGCAGCAATCGCTTCATGTACGGAAGCAACTGCGTGCCCGGCTTCAGTTCGAACTCTTCATCGAGCCGCTTCAGTGACATGGTGCTATGCCTTCTTCTTTGCCTTCTCGGGCGCGGCAGACGGCGCGATGTCCGGGCTCTGCGGGATGTCGCCGAGCACGACCGCGTCGATGATCGCGCCCGGATGGCTGGCCGTGACATCGGTGCAGGTCTCGCCCGTCATCTGATAGGCCTTGGCCGGCGACAGCACGCGACCGGCGAACACCGCCGGCTTGCCGAGCGTGATGGAATAGACCTTGGTCGGGTCGTAGCTGCCCGGAGGTGCATCGCGCTGCGCCGGCAGTTCGGGCGGCGTGTCGGCTGACGGTGACGACGGACCGCCGATCTCGATCACCCGATCATCGATCCATTCGCCCTTGCGCACCTCGCGCCGCGAGCCCTTGCCGCCGTTGGTCTGCGGCGTAAACGTCTCAGGCAACGCACCGCGCGGTGGTGCCAATAGCCGTTCGCGCGCCGCCTCGACCCGCTTCGGGTCCATCGGCATGTTGACGTTCTGTTGTGGGAATTTATCGGTAGCCATGAAGGGTCCTCCAGTTATGCGATGGCGATGTCGACGCGCTCACCGACAAGGTAAGTCGCGAGCACGTTGTCGGTCGTGCCCTCTGATCTGATCTTGTAGGACGTGATCGCAGCACCACCGAGGGCGGCGAGATTCCACGTGCACGAACGCACCAGCGTGGTCGGATCGTTCGGATCGATCTCGTCCTGTATCAGCGACGGCGTGCGCACGTTGACGTAGCCGGCACCGACCAACAGCCGTGGCGTGAAGGTGTGGTAGGGAGGGCCCCGCCAACTCTCCAGCCTGAAGTCGCAATAGACCGTGGTGACCGGACCGGGCGTCGTTCGCGCCGTCGAGATATGACGGAAGTCGGAGCGTGGTCGCGATGTCAGCATGCGCGAAAGCGCCGCCACACCAAGGCCCGGCATTTCGTCCGTGGTGCCAACCAGCAAGACGCGGAACGGCAACAGCGGCGGCAATGCGATCAGCGGGTTGGATGCGTAGTAGCCGAGCGGCACCCAGTTGCCAGTGATCTGTACCTCGAATGAGATCGTGGTGCCGGGCGGACGCGTACTATCGAAGTTGAGATCGATCGCGGCCATGCCGCCGTTCAATTCGAGCGACAGCAACTGCACTTCGCAGCGGTTGCTCCTGAACTTGGCGAAGTTCAACCGGAACGCCATGTCCTTGGTCAGATCGCCAACCGACCACGCGCCATCGGTCGATGAGAACAGCGAACCCTGCGCGAACTTGTTGTTGTGCACGAGGGAGATGAAGTGGTTGCCCGCCGTCTGCAACACGATGGCGTAGCGAATGCCCTTCGCCAGATAGGTCGGCAGGAAGTCGAACTTGGTGGCGTTCGGATCGATCCGCAGAAGGTCCGCCGGCTTGGTCGAGCGCGCGATGGTCTTTTCAAAGTTCGGCGAGCCGGTGGTGTTGCACTCGCAGATCAGGCAGTGCACGTCGCCAGTTGCCGCGATGCGCGAGAAGAACAGTTCGACCGCGATCAGCCAGCCGCCCTGTGAATTGAGGAAGGTCTGCGAGACCACCGATCCCGACAGGCCTTCAATGGTGACCACCTGCCGCCAGTAATACGAGTCGATGATTTCATCGACCCAGTACTGTGCCAGCCGCAGGATGGTGTGGTTCGGGTTGTCCTGCACGTCGAGAATCATGAAGGTCTCGTTTCCGCGCGTCAGGATGTTCTTGATCGGATCGAAGATCAGGTCGGTGTTCGGCGTCATGCCGCCGGCCTGTGCGCCCTGTGACTCGCCGGAGTTGATCGATGACACCCAGTCACGACCCGATGGTGCGAACCACCAGACGCCGTTGGCACAGACATAGAACGCCGTGCCCCAGCGCACCCGCGTGCGGGTCTTGGCGCACAATTCCCAACTGATGGTTTGATACTGGTACTGCGAGATCGACAGATCACTGTCCTTGCCGAGCACCTCAAGCCGCGTCACCGGGTCGTAGACCGGCAGCACGAAGTTGGCCTGATTGATGACCGCCGGGTCCATCGGATTGAGCAAGCCCATCTGCGCGTCGCGCTGCGCAGCATCGGGGAATCGAATGCCCTCCTCGATCTTGGCAAGATAGTCGACGTGCGTGACGTCGGACTCATCCGTCGTCAGGAAGTGATCAGCGCCCCATGACGAATAGGTGTCGGGCAGGTTCAGGACTTCCTTCACGCGCGCGACGTCAGCGGCGACCTTCATCACGAACCGCATCGAGGCGGTGCCGTTGATGCGCAGCGCCAGCGATGCCATGTCGGTCGCCAGCGTATCGAGCCGTGACGTGGCACCCGCACGCCACGCATCCATCTCGTTCATTCGGTCATCGAGATTGGTGAGGTTCGGCGCGCGGTTCTCGTCCACCATCTGGATCGAGACGATGCCGGTCGAGTCGAGCAATATCCACGCAACGGCCAGCGTGTTCGATGCCACCGATGGATGTTGCGGATCAGGTCCTTCGGCACCGACCACGGTGGAGACGTTGGCCCAGCGGCGGTTCTCGGTCGACACCACGCGCGCGACCGTGGCACGTGTTACCGGATCGGTAAGGAAGGTTCTCGGTTCGGTGTCGGTCTCGACTTCCTGTCCCCACACCACGACGCCGACATATCGCCGCGTCACCACCGGCAGTACGCCCAACAGATCGAGCGACGAGCCACCCTCGCTGTCGTTGTAGAACACAAGGCCGGCGTGATAGAGGCGACCATTGCCAACGGTAACAACCGCTGGCGCAGTCTGCACCGCAGTGAAACCTGTGTAGGCCATCGTCGGGATCAAGGTATCGCCAACGATGTGATCGAATGAAGATCGCGGGAATAGACCGAAGTTGTTGAAGTCCTCGACCGTGACCTTCTGCCAGTCTTGAATGTTAACCTTGCGTTCCATGCTGCCTCTCCTAGAGCAAGTTCACGACTTGCTGGTCAATAGTGGTTTCGTTGTAAGCGCGTTCACGTAGTTCGATCAGGCGCGTTGGATCATATGCAACGCGCACCCGATCTCTCAGCGCTTGTGATGTAACGACCGCCCGGTTGCTGCGGTCGAAGTCCCGTAGGTCAGGCTCGCTCGCAAAGTAGTTGTCGTCAGTGACGAAGCCTTCATCGCCGAACCAACTCCACACGTCGTCGTCGGTGTTCATGTCGATCATCAGGTCGGCGGTGTAGGCCGGCCACGAGACGTAATCGACGCCGACGTAGGAGATGCCGCCTGTGATGGTGCCGACGATGTCGGGGTCGTACAGGAAGATGCGATCCGCCAGCATGCGCGCCGCGTCGTAGCCGGCGTCGGCGTAGTAGACGATGGGCACGGGCGGCACCGGATAAGGAATCGTGTTCGGTGGCGTCGGCGGAAGAATGATCGGATGCGTCGGGCGCGGGATGGTGTCGGGTAGTTCGTGGTCCGGATGGAATTCATCGCCCGGCAACAGGCTGCGTGAGTCGCTCCAGTCGCCGACGAAGAAGAACGAATTGCCCCAGCCGATGTCGCTCTCCCTTTCATAGCGAACGTCAATCGGCTCAAGCCCCGGCAGCACCGTGTCGAGATGCAGTTGGCTTTGCTCGTGGTTGTATGAGCCGTCGACGCGGATCGTCACCAGTTGCGGCTTGATGGTTTCGGCGCAGACGAACTGTTCGTCGTTGACGAAGTCCTCGGTCATGTAGGCCGGGCCGGCAAGTCCCGGGATCGCCACCTGTTCGAAGTCGACCGAGGCCACGCCGTTGATGGTCTTGGTGAACGAATAAATCTGGATCGGTTTGTCGACGCCGCGAATGCGCAGGTAGGCCTTGCGACCGTACAGCGCCTCACCGTCATCGAGCCCGACGAAGTCATTGACGCCGCCGTCGCGCACATACATCACGTCGACGCCGTCCCAGCCGACGCCCTCCTCGAACGTGATCCGCACCTCCGGCAGCAAGTGAATCCAGAAGTCGTAGGCCTCCTTCGACATCGACGGCGAAGCGAAGAAACACTGCGGCGGTCGCATCGCCTGCACGATGTAGTAGCCGCCCGTGAAATCGCGCCCGGTGTAATTGAGCGCCATCTCGATGCCGGCCTGCGTGCCGCGCAGCGACTTGTACTCGAACTGATGCGCGACCCACTCACGCTGCGTCGACTCGCTCCAGCCATCCTCCCACAGCATCACGCCCATCGCGTAGCCGAGATAGGGCAGGTTGTTGACGCTGATCTTGTACGGGTCCCACTGGTCGATGATGATCTCGGCGTAGGTGCCGATCAGCCGCTCGCCATCGACGTCGGCCATCGACTTTTCGAGGCCTGACGCCGAGCGATAGAGAAGCTTCGCACCGGGGTATGGAATGATCCCTTCGGTGACGATGTCGCTCATAGGGCACGCCCGGCGTTTCGAACGGTGACGTTGGTGACCTTGATCAGCCAGTCGAGCGGCACCATCACGTCATCCTCCGGGGCTTCGATGTCGACGTGGTGCACGCCGGTCATCCGGCACGCGGCATGAATCGCGGTGTGGCTGTGATCGTGGCCGAGCCAGTATTGGTCATTCACCAGCGTCGCGATGTTGCCGACGATCTGGCTCATGGTGGTGTCGGCATTGGTGCCGGGATAGAACCAGACGGCGATCTTGTATTCGATCTCCCTGATCTTCGGCGGGTTGACCGAGATGACGTCGGTCAGTCCCTGCCGCGACAGCGACTGGATGTAGGCGCGGACGCGCACCAGTTCTTCGTCGGTCGGCTTCGGGTCTGCCGGCGGTTCTTTCAGGCAGGTGATCAGGATCGTCGGATAGTAATCGAACTGCACAGAGCGGATCGCGGTGACGTCACGCAGCGAAGGCAGCGCGGTCAGCGCCCAGAATTCGTAGGCCTCGGCGGTGCCGTGCGGCGACAGCACGTTCGGCGAAAGCCAGATGCGCCGACGATAGCGGTCGTCGCTTTCGTTCGGCAGCCGTGGCACGCCGCCGGGATAGCGTGACGCGATGGCATCGAGGTCGGTGCCAATCGCATAGGCCAGCGTGACCGAGCGCGCCGCCTGATTGACGCGGTCGCGCAACAGCAATTCGAAATACGCGCAGACCTCTTGGTTGATCTTGATCGGATCGAACTCAAGGTTCTCGACATCGTACTGCGCCGCAGCCGGCGGGTCGTAGTGCGCCCACAGTTGCTTGAGCCGCGCCATCCTCTGCGCAAGGATGGTCTCGACGTCCAGCTTCTCCAGCACGATCATCGGCTGGAGGTTCGCCGGCAGGATGACCGAGATGCGGTCGGTCAACCTGTCAGCCAGAGCCTGCCCGCCGGCCTGAATGTAGACGTCGCTCATAGCTTGCTCCCCGGCGGAATGTTCGGCGTGGTGCCGAGGCCGTATTCAGGCGCGCCGGAGACGTAGCCGGCCTGTCGTTCCCACAGATTGTAGCCGCGCGACACCAGACCGACCGCGCGCCTGATCTGCGGATCGCTGTTGCCGAGATGACCACGTGGCCGATAGACGCCCTCCATCGACGTGGTCAGCTTGCCGGTGCGCAATTCCTCCGGCGATGTCAGGCTTGTGCCGTCAGCACGCGTGCTGGTGCGTACACGCTGGACGCGGTAGTTCGGTTCGTGCAGATCGAGCCCGGTGCCGATGGCCCAGTAGAACCGGCAGATCGTTGTCTCGGTGGCGTTCTCGCCGATCAGGTGCGGCACGTAGCATCCGACCCATCGGCGTAGAACGCGCTCGTGATACTTGGTCGCGAAGATTAACAGCATCGACTGGATCACGTGATCCCAACCCGTGAGCATCTTGCCCGTGTATCGGTCCATGCCGATGCGCACAGGGTTGAGGACGATGCGGCCATACTTGAGGTCTGGCCACATCTCCAGATTTGGATCGTAGACGTAATCCGCCATCGATCAGGCCTGCGCCGCTTTGGGCTCGGGCTTCTTCGGCGGCTTGCCTTCCTTCTTGCGGTCTTGCTGCCGCTGTTTGCGGCGGTTCTTGCGCTGCACGTAGCCGGGCTGGCCGGCGAGCGCCGGATGACCGGACTGCACCTTGCGGTCATAGCGCGGGATGCGCGGGAGCGGGGCGTCGTTGTCCTCGCTGCGCCCGCGCGTCAGTTGCGCCAGCAACTTCTTGTGCGCGGCGCTGATCTCGCCAACCGGCTTCTCGCCGATCAAGCCCTGATCAATCCAGTACTGCACTTGCTGCACCACCGCGAGCACGTGGTTGCTGTCGTCCTTGACGTTGCCCTTGTCGTCCTTGTCCTGCAACACGCGCAGGCCACCGAACGTGTCGGAGATGTTGGGATCGTAGACGTAGAACTTCTGTAGGATTCGCGGCGTCCGTACCATGCTTGCCATCTGGCTTCTCCTGTTGAGTTACTTGTCGTCGTTCTTGATCGGGTCCTTGCCGAGGATCGGTGGCTGCGAGAAGATGATCTTGCCTTTGGTCACCACCACCCAGTCAGAGCCCATCCTGATCTTCGCGCCGTCCTTGTGCGCGGCGAGGCGCGAGTCCTTGCCGACGCGGTAGGTGTGACCGCCGTCCTTGTTCATCCGGGCTTTCATGATCGCCTTGTCGCCGCCCGTGTGGCCCTTCTTCTGTTGCTTGCCGCCACCGCCTTGCTGACCACCTTGCCCTTGCTGTTCTTTCTCCTCCTCTTGCAGCCAGTGATCGTGGCCTTCCTTGGTGGTCTTGCCGCGATAGTCGTCCTGTTGATAGCTCTCCTCGTCCTGCCCCGATCCGTCAGCGTGTTCGGGCGTCTTGAAATCCTTGTTCGGCGCGAACGGTGCCAGCATGCCCTGCGCGAGATCGCCGCCGGGCGCGATGATCGAAAGGTTCTGGCCCTTCTTGTAGAAGCGCTGTTCGCGTGCGCCGCCGCGCATGTTGGTGGTGTTGAGCCACGGCGACAGGATGTCCTTGCCGTCCTTGGTCTTGCCGAGCGACATCCGCAGTTTGGTGCCCTTCACCTCGTGCACGGTGCCGTGCTGGAATTGATCGGCCATCTGCCGGCGCAAGTCCGCGACCTGTGCGAGCAAGCGTTGAGTGTCGTCCGCCATCGCTGCCTCACTTCAACTGGATGCGAATTGTCGTTGCCATCTTGTCGAGAATTTCCTGCGCCATCTGCCGCAGCGTCATCTCGCGGTTAGCCTTGCCACCGGATCGCCGCGACTCTCGCGTGCCGGTCAGTGACGTCATCTGCACCGGCATGCGCCTTCCCTTCGGCACGTAAGGCATGATGGTGCAGCGACAGTGCGGATGCTTCGGGATGTGCTCGCGCGCGATCTCAATGGGCATCGGGCCAGCGGCGGCGAGCTCTTCACAGTCCATGCAAACCAGATCGTCCTTGACGTTGACGATGATGACTAGCGTCTCGGGACGTTGCTTGCCGAAGTCGCGCGACTCGCGCTTGCCCTCCAGCGTTCTCGGATCATCTTCGAGAAGCCGACCGTCGACGGTGATGTCGTAATTGAGATCGTTCTTGGTCGCGCGCTTCACCTGCATCAGGCCGCGCACCTCTTCGACGCCAAGTCCGGTTTCTCTCGCAATGTTGCTGGCCAGCACCGTGATCAGGCCGTCACCGACTTCGTTGAGCCCGACCGATATGGCCGGCGTCGTGATCTCTTCAGCCTTCGACAGCTTCGCGATGTAGTTCATCACCGCGCTGTAGTCGACCTTGATCCTCATTCCACCTCACCGTCAGCTTCGATCTTGTCCGGTGTTTCCTTCGCCTTGACGCTGGCGACGTTGGTCTGGATCGAGAACTGATCGATCAGGCCGACATCCTCGTCCTTCTCCATGTCGATGTCGTCGTGGCTGATCTTGCGAAGAATTGGCGCCTCTCCCTTTTTGTCAGTCAGGTCGTCGCCTTCTGCGGTCAGGTGGTGCGCAATGCCGGAGGCAAGCGGAGCAAGACCGATAGCGCGCAAGCCACGTCTCCGCACGCCAAGTGCGGCTTGCATCCGCTCCCATTCCGGCGCGGCCTCGCGCGAGACCAACGCTTTGCAAATTTCTGCGGCGTGCTCCATGTTCGCCTCGGGATGTTTCTCCGATGTCACGATGAACTGCCTGACCGGATGATCGTCCGGGAATTCTTCTCCCGGCGGAAGATCAGAGACCACGTCGCAGATGATGCCGACCTGTCGCGCCGCCCATCGATGATCGCGGTCCGACGATGCACCGCGCTGCCCGGTCAGTCGCTCGACGCGCATGATGAACAGCTTCAACAGTTCAGCCCAGTCGTTCTGTGGATCGCCGAACAGCGCTGCCAGCGCTTGCTCCTCGACCATGTCAATCGCGAGCTCCATGCCCTCGTCGGTCAGCGGAATCTTGATCTCGGCAGCGCCGGTCTTGCCTTCGACCTTGGATGCGACGCCGATCTCCAGCATCAGGTTCATCTCGCGACGCATGCCGTAGATGTCGGTGCCGTTCTGTTCGGAGCGGTTGTCGGCGTCGGTGTAAACCACGATGTACGGCTTCGCCTCGGCGTTCAGCGTCAGGACTTGGCTCAGCGGCGTGTTGTCGGAATCGTAGACGCGCTTGTCGGCCCACGTCTGACCGCGCAACGCCGCCACTGCGGAAAGCCGTGTCAGCATCCGGATCACACTCATTCGAGAATCTTCACCATGTGCACGTCCCACCTGCCGCTGTAATCGGGATGGATGAAGGTGACCTCGTGCGTCTCATCCCGGTCGGGAAAGAACACGCGGTCGCCTTTCTTCAGGTCGCATTGCAGGATCGGCTCGAACCTGATCGACAGCGAGGTGTCGACCGTGGCCAGCCGGTGGGTCAGGCCGCCAGAGCCCTCGGTGGTGCCGCGCGTGGTGTCGTAGATGCCGGTCGCGATCACCTCGACCCGTGATGGGTCGGGCACGCTGGAGCGGTAGCCGGTCTGTTGAATCATCATCGGTTTCAACACGACAGGTTCGCCGAACACGCTGTCGACGCGAACGTCAACCGGCTTGGTGTCGTCAACGGTGCCCATCAGCCGTGCTCAAGTGTTGCCGTGACAATCGTGACCTGTTTGCCGATCCGCAGCATCGCGTCATCGAGCACGATCTCATAGTCGTGGACTTCGTCTGGCGTGACGTCGACGCCGATGCTCATGTTGTCAATGACGATGTTGCCGGCACCGTCAGAGATGGTGCCGATGGTGGCCATGCCCTCGATGGCGACGAAGCCGGATGTCGGTGCCGTCAGCACCAGATCGTCGCCGACCAGATAGAACGACGGGATCACCATCAACAGCGTGGCCAGCACCACGCGTTCGGCATTGCGAAGCTCGATCACGCCGGGCGAGCCGCCGCCGTCGATGGATTGCAGCACCGACGTCATTCGCAGACGTCTAACGGGGAGGGAATATTCCATCAGATCACCGCTACATGAGGGACGTTGCGCCGTCGAAACGAGAGATAGAGTTGGCCGTAGGGCGAGGAATTCCAGAAGTCCTCGGACGACGACGTCACTTTTTCGCTGGATGATTCAGAGCCGCCGGCAGAACCGGAGACGCGGTCATAGGTGACTTGCCGGTCGCGGAAGCGAACGCTCTTGACCCAGATCAAACCAGCCTCGGAGTCGATGACGGGAGGCGTGCCGCCACCGGTCCCGCCACCGCCCGAGATCAGGCCGCCGCTTGCCTTGTCGTGCAGCCAGAGATAATGCGCGGCGGCATACATCACGGCTAGTTTGGCATCTGGCCAGAACCAGAACGTATCAACCCACGTCATCGCGGTGTCGATGGCCATCTGGATTTGGTCATCGGTCACCGACGCGAACTCCGGAAACGCGCTCCGGAATTCGGCGATGGTGGGAGGCATCGTTGTGGTGATCGCCATGACGGTTACTTCTCTTTTTTGGCAGCCTCGGCAGCCTTCTTCTCGTCGGCTTCCCTTTGCTCTTTCGCGTTGAGTTTCTTGACGCCGCCCGGACTGCCGCTGATTTCATACGGCGCGGGTTCTTCACTGGCGGCAACCTCCTTGCACTTGTTGAAGTCGGCCTCCGTCATGTTGAACTCTTTCTCTTCGCCGACAGCGACGACGACCTGTCCACCTTCCTCGGTGAAAAAGCCGCGCGGCTGATTGCCTGTATTCTTTACCTTGGCCATAACGCAAATCTCCTGTCGATGATGTGAGGTGGAGCAATATGCAGGCACGAGCCTGCACCTTTGCTTAGATGCCGTCGAGGTAGCGCATCGCCGCCGGCATCCTGATCTCGATGCCGCCGAGCCGGAAGATGCCCGGGACGTCGAACACCAGCGGACCACGCTGCCAGACCGGCAGGAAGCGGTGCGTCATGGGAATCCACATCTTCAGCACGGATGGATCGCGGCGATAGGCCACCATGCGGGAGATTTGCCCGACGCCTGCGGTCTCAAGGCCGCGCACGCCAGCAATGGTGATCGGCCTGCCGGTCTGCACCGTCAGGACGTTGTAGGTCTTGATCCACTCCAGCAACGTGATGTTGGTGTACTGGATGATGCGACCGGCGAGACCAACCAGCACGGCGGGAGGCAACAGGACCGTGTCGGCGTAGTAGAGCCAGTTCGTACCCGTCGCGATGCCGGTCAGCGTCACGTTGATGTCACGGATGATCTGGTCGTTGGTCTTAGAGGCGAACGTGGTTGCGCCTGCCGCACCATCGGCAGGTGCCGTCGTTGCGGTGACGATGCTTGAGTTCATCAGTCCCTGCATGTTCTTCGCGACAGAACCGCGCAGCGCGATGTTGTCCACGAACTCTTCGTAGGCGCGCCGGCAAGCAACCGCCTTGTCTGCGGTGAGGTTGAGGCCGGGCGTGTTCATTGCCTGCGCCACTTCCTCAAGCGTGTAGCGATAACCAATCGCGGCCATCTCCATCCCGCGCTCGAACTTCTCGCGGGTCAGTTCGGCCAGCGGGACATCGAGGGCGGTGTGGTGGAAGAATTCCGCCCGACCGACCATGTCTTGGCTGTAGTAGGTGATCGACTTCACCCACTCGTTGCCTGTCGCAGCATCGACCGGCACCAAGTCCGGATACTGCACATCCGGGTACTGGATTTTGACGATCTGTTGCTCGATTGCCGTCTGTTGATTGACGACAAAGTTGTACGCGCTTTGCTGCGCGTCACGTCCAAAATAATGCTGAAGATTCATCTCCGCCTCCTGACGGGGTTGATAACGATGACTTAAGGGAAAGAACGTCGGGATGACGTCGATTAGCGCTGGATGCCCAACTGCACGACGTTGAGATCGCCGGGCGTAGCGCGGGTGAACTTCCAGCGACCACCGGGCACGACGACCGCGCCGGTATTGGTCAGCGTGCCGTCAGCGGCAACGAAGGAAAGCGGATCGCCGGCTGCGCAAGCGACCACGCAGCATGCGAACATCTCACCCTTGGTGAGGATGCCGATCTCGTTGTATTGCATGTAGGTTTCCGCCGCGACGGTGACCGGATTGATCAGCGTCGGATCGAGGATCGCCAACCCGAGGAAGCCGTTCGCCGTGCCACCGAGCACGCAGTCGGTGTCGGCGGTGCCCTGCGATACCGCGCGCGCGGCGGGGATGCCGGCAGCGGTGGCGCAGTTGCGGGAGATGGCGTTGTAATCCACCATCGAATTGATCATCCCCGGCAGACCTTGCTTCATCGTGTTGGGGAAGGTTGCCTGCGGCACCGACTGCGGGTTGACGACGACATCCTTGGTCTCGCGCTGCGCCGGCACGCCGCCCCGGGTCCGCTCCTCGGTCTTGGTCTCTTCTTCGCGCTTGGTATCAACTGCCATTGTCGTATCTCCTTAAAGATTTGAAGTTCGGATTGCGTTGACCTGATCGGATGATCAGGCCTTGTTGCGCACGCCCGCCGTCTTCCAGCGGTTCTGGATGTCCTCGTTGTACGTGGCGTAGGACTTGGCGACCGGGTCACCGCCGAATTCGTTGGAGGCGACGACCTGCACCACGTGTTGCAGTCCGTTGCCGCTGCCGAATCCGTTGCTGTCGGAAACCGCGAGCGTGTTGAACGACGCGTTGATCATGTCGTCATTCCAGTCCTTGGCGGTCTCACCCAGCTTGGCGAGCACGACCTGTTTGCGCATCTCGGCATCGGTCTTGCCTTCGCTCACCAGTGCATCGCCGATGATCTTCTGCGCGCGCTGCACGGTGGCGACACGGGCCGCAACCATCTGGTCGAGTTTCTGCGGTGTCATCTTCGCGGCGTCGAGGTTCGCCTTCAGCGTGGTGAGCTCGGCATCCTTGGTCGCAACCACAGCCGTGATGTTGGCGAGCTCGGTCGCTAACTTCGCCGCGTCGGTCTGCGCGGTGGTCTGCGCGATGCCGAGCGCTGACTGTGCCGTGCTCACTTCCTTTTCGAGCGAAGCAATCCGCCGCTCGATGATCGAGATATCCTTCTCGTCGGCTTCAACCTGAATGCCGTCGACCATGATCTTTCTGGTAGCCATTTGATTTCTCCTGTTGTCACCCATACGCAATAGAGGTCCACCACGAGCCGTATGGGTGATCGCAACGTGGTTGGCGCGAATAGCTGTTTGCGTGGCGTCGTACTTCTCCCCCGCAGGCGTGACGCCGTCCGCCCACTGGATCACTGCGCTATAGCCGACCGACAATTGCGACCGACCGCCCTTCACTTCGTTGATGGCTGCGGCATCCATCAGATGCAACGGCACACGGATGAATTCGCCGTCGCGCAGGATGTCCCTGCCGACGTGTCCCACGGCGACGTCGCGCCAGTTCTCCGCAGTGACAGGCTCATTGGGATGCTCGATGGTGATCGGCTTGCCGGCCAGCGACATCACGGAATCATGGGCCATCACCTCGCTCTCGGGGCGATAAACCCGGACCACCTTCATGTCAGGCCGGCCCATCTCCGCGCCGAGATATTCCTGAATGCCAGTGCGCGCGATGCGCGGCTGACAGATCATGTAGCCGTCCTTGGTCTGATGCAGCGCGAACTTGTTGGTAAACATCGCGGCGTCAAGCGCAAACGTCTCTTCGAATTCCATGATGATCACCTTGGGGTTTGGATCGCTCGATCCTTGAGGTACTGATCGACCAGACGCTTGATCGAATCTTCGTTGTGCTCGATCTTCTGTTGAAGCACAGCGATCTGGTTCGCCATGTCGTCCATCCGCTTGACACTGTAGGCAGCGCCGCGCGTCTCAAGAATGTGGACTCGCGTCTCAAGCTTGACGGAGTACGAAAGGATGCTGGCAGCGCCTGCGGCCAGCGCTACCAGTTGCGCTAGTAAGAAGTAGACCAGCGTGCTGTTCTGTTTGAGCCAGCCCTTCGCGCTCTCCACCATGGCCTAGCTCGGCGGAAGCGGTATCGAGCCCGAGTCCCCCGGCATCGGCGCGGTTATCGCGGGTGCCGGAGGCGGTTTGTTCTCGTCCTCCACCCGCCACTTCTCGAAGAACGCCACGCTAGCCGCCACCACGTCCTTGAACGCAACGGTCTTGCCGTCGACGGTGACGGTCTCGTCCATCACGCTGGTCATGGCGCGGCTGATCATCGAGCCGGGCATCACGCCATAGGTGACCTTGTCGTCACCTTCCTGCGGTGCCGGTGCCGGCATCCGCGAACGCATGAACTCCGCGCCCTTGGTTGGCTTGGCAGGTGCCTGCAACAGCACCTCGCTATAGCCAGACACCATGCCGCTCGGCGTGTGCGGCGCATTAAACTCGAAGCGCGTCATGCGCCACGTGGCATCGACACTGACATTCACGGCCATGGTCAACCTCTGATCTGCGTTGCGCCGTTGGTCTTTGCAGACTTCGGCGGTGGTTCATCGTGCTCGGGCTGCGGCGGAATCGGCTGCGGCTGCGGCGGTGGTGGTGGTGCCGGCTTCGGTTGCTCGGGCTGCGGCTGCGTCGTGTCGAGCGCGGCGCGCAACACGATGACCTGCATGTGCAGATCGCCGATCAGGTAGCGGACCTCGCGTTCGATCTTCTGGCTTATGACTTCGCTCATCTGTTTCTCCCTTCAGATTCCCATCATCGGCATGTTGAAGCCAGCCGCTGGAAGCAAGTAAGTAAATCCATTCGCCAGCACGCCCGAACCGTAGGTGTTGGTTGCGACGATATCCACGAGGCCTCTGGCGTGAGCCGGCGTGATGCAGGTGATGGTGTTGGCGTTGACCACGACCACGCTGGTTGCCGCTGTGCCGCCGAAAGTAACGCTGGTGACGCCTGACAGGTTGGCTCCGGTCAATGTCACCGCCATGCCACCATGCGTGAGACCAAGGACCGGATTGCAGGCGCTCAGCGACGGCGGCACGACGTAGGTGTAGGCGTTGGCGTTGCCAGAGCCGTAGCCGTTGGTGACCACGACATTGACCAAGCCAGCGGCATGCGCCGGCACCCAAGCGTGAACCGTAGTCGAATTGATAACCGCAATGGGCGACGCGGCCACACCGCCAAACGTCACCGAGTTAACACCATCCATGTTCGCGCCGGTGATGACAGCCAAGACGGCGTTGTTTGGCGTGGTTGGTCCCGAGGCCGGCGTGACATAACTCACCGATGGCGGCGTGACAAAGGTGTAGACCGTCGCCGCGCCACTGCCGTAACCGTTGTAGACGGCGATGCTGCAAGCACCAGCCGCACCCGCAGGCGCGTAACACTGCACAGAATTCGCATCGACATTTGAGAGACTCGTACCCGGAACGCCGTTGAAGTAGATCGCTGTCGCGCCGCTCATGTTAGCGCCGTAGACGCGAACGTAGTTGCCGCCGCCTGTCGGGCCTGAAGCTGGCACGGCAGAACTGACCGATGGCGGCGTGACGTAGGTGTAGCTGCCGCCAACGCCGGTCGAGTAAGGACCATAGACGTAGGCGTTATAGGTGCCCGCACCGCCCGGAGACGTGGTGCCGTAAAGAGTGTTGGCGTTGTACGAAATCCCCGTGATCGGAGCGCCGCCGATGTTGGCTGAACTGATGTTGGCAAATCCGCTACCGGAAACCGCGACAGCCTGACCGCCGCCGGTTGGTCCGCTGGCAGGACTTATGCTTGAGACTACGACGGTTGGTGTAGATTCGTACTGAATGACGAGAATGCCCGAGCCGCCACTGCCGCCATATCCGCGTGAGCCCGGCTGACCGGCAGGCATGGCCTGCCCAGCGCCGCCGCCGCCGTAGTGCCCACCACTGCCAGCGTAGTATTGACCATTCGGCGCAGAGGATATGATGCGCTGGCCACCACCGCCGCCGCCCGGTCCCCAAGGGCCGTACCAATTTCCTGCCGCGCCATCCGCAGACGGGCCGCCGCCGCCGATCTGGTTGCCATTGCCGCTGCCGCCATTCGTTTGAGCGTAGTTTGCAGCGCTGTCACCACCATTCCAACCGTCGCCGTTCGGACCAGAAGCGCCACCGCCGCCGCCGCCACCGCTGTAGGGATAGGCTGTCGTATATCCGCCGCGTCCTCCGGTCTTGCCCCATGCTCCAGCGTAGCCGGCACCGCCTCCGCCACCGGTTGTCGTTTGTGTTGTTGCGTTGCCCGCGCCGCCGCCGTTAGCGGCAAGCACACCTCCACTGATGAACCAACTTGCGCCCGCACTGGCACCGTTCGCAGCATAGGCGCTATAGCCATCGCCAGTGCCGCCAGCGGCACCACCGGCTATGCCGTAGCTGAACTGTTGGCCGGGAGACATTCCGTAGCTGGTGATGCGGGCAAACCCGCCGCCACCACCGCCCGCCGCGCTGTAGCCACCACTGCCTGATCCGCCGCCGCCGCCGCCGCTAATCACGTCGGCAATCTCACCAGCCCGGTCTCGCAGACCGTAGCAATCGCCCGGTGCCGTCCACACGCCAGAGCTCGCACCGATGCCGATTTGCGTGACCATGTTGTAGTGGATGGTCTCGTCGTAGAGCATCGCTGGGTCGAAATCCGATTCACGATAACCGGACCACGGCATCGGCTGCACGAGCCGCTGGATATACTTGTCCTTCAGGAGCGACCCTGTCGCTATAGCGTAGAGAAACTCATCGGCATCTTCGCGGTCCTCGAAGCGCCCCGTCCAGACCACGCGCTTGTCCGCACGCCACGCCTGCACGAGAAAGTAGATGCCGAGGACGTTGGAGGTGTCCTTACCTTCCCACGAGAGAGGCTTGCGCCAATCTCGATAGAGCATCGGCATTAGATACTTCGCGCGCGCGATGTTTCTGTCGGGGAGAATGATCACTTCAATCTCTCCTCCAGTTTCTTGACGCGCTCGATCAGGTCGAGAATCGTGTTCGGGTGCGTCGCCATCAGTTGTTCTGGCGTCAGTTGCGGTGCTATCGGTCGGTCGCGCATCGCATTGGTCGCAACGTCGATCACCTTGTTGCGGAACGCGGCGATGATCTCGTCCTCATCGACCGAACCGAAGCCATCGATCTCGCGCACGTACATATTGGCCGGAAAGATCAGCGTCGGATCGGTCGAGGCCGGCCCGATGATCCATTCCTGTTCGAAGTCGTGAAACATGAAGCCGACCTTGACGGTGTCGGGCTGGAAGCTTTCCGGGTTGTTGACGTGCTCGTACCAGTCCTTGCCGTCGCTCTCGCGCTTGGCGAACAGCGCATTGAGCGGCGCGTTCTCCGGCCAGTTGTCTTTCGGCGGCTTGTACGGAAGCCACTTGCCGTGATCGATGATCTTCATGCGTAACCTATCGCGAACCAACTGGTGGTGTAGTACTGAACCTGCCGGAAGCGCAGCGTCCACGAATTGCCACCACCGCCGCCTGTTGGACCCGTGCCTCCGGTGCGCACCGAACCGCCATAGGGTTCGTTTAATCCAGCTTGATAATTGATGTTGACGTCGCCGATGTAGGCGAGCCGCGCGTTGTTATACGGTGCCGAGCCCCAGTCGCCTGTGCCGTAGAGCCGGCCATTGCTGGCATAGACGTGCGCGCCAGAGAAACTGTAGTTCGCGGTGTCATAGATCAGGTAGCGCGAGCCGGTGTTGCCGAGATAGAGCACGCCGTAAGTGTCGTTGCGATGTATCCACAGATCACCGCCCGCGAGCGTGACGTTGCCGGTAACGGTGGCGCTCGAATCCAGCGGGTACATATTGACGGGCTTGCGCGCCACCACGAAGGCGGTGGTCGCGACCTTGGTTGAATTGTCTCCGGCCCCCGGCGTCAGGAGAACCGGCGACTCGCGAAACACCACGGTCTGTTCGTTCTGCACGTAGAACACTGGCACCGGGTTGCCGCTGTAGCCGGTGCGGACCCAGACTTGACCCGCACCATCCGAACCGATGCCTGACCAACTGCCGTTGGCACCAGAATGATCGTAGAACTTGATATTGGCATCGCTCGGCAGCACGCCGCCACTTGCCGCTGTGCCGCGCGCGTAGCCGAATTGATGACCCTTGGCGGTCGAGATCAACCTGCCGACAATCGAGACGTTGCCGGCCACGGTGAGAAACGCCGCCGTCAGCGTTCCGGTGAATGCTGCATTGTTGATCGGTGCCCGTACCGTGTCGGTCGGATGGACGTGATCGCCGCGCGCGTAGGATGTCGAGCTCCCGGCGCTGGCGGTGCCATCGATTACCGGGTTGGCGTTCGATGGTGGCACCTTGCTGGCGAGCTCCGGCGTGAACGTGATCCACTTGACCCCATCCCAGCCATAGATCGGCAGCCCCGCGCCCGGCGAGAACTTCTGACCAACACTCGGTGCATCGGGAAAATTAAGCATAGCCCACCGCGTACCAGCCAGCGCCGAGTTGAATCTGGAATTGCCGATAGCGCGACGTGTCGCCATAACCGCTTCTGCCGGTGATGATGCCGCCACCGTAGGATTCGGTCAGCCCCGCGCCATACGCCAGCGTCTGATCGGCAAGGTAGGCTAACCGGATGTTGACGATGGGTGTCGGGAAGTCTGCCGCGCCCCACAGCCTTCCTGCCGCCGAGTAGCAATGCGCGCCGTTCATGTGGAAGCCAGCGCCGTTGTAGTAGAGATAGCGGTCGCCAGTATTGGCGAGATAGATCACGCCCGTGCCGTCGCTGCGATAGGTGCGCAGATCGCCGTTGACGTAGAAAATTCCGCCCGTGGTGGTGCCGCCAGTCAGCGGCAAATAAGGTCCAGTCGCAGGATTGGACAGCACGAAGTTCGTGGTCGCGGCCTGCGTGTTGTTGGTGCCAGCGGCAGGCGTCGGCGCGACCGGTGACTTCGAAAGCGTGACGTTGCGCGCCTGATCGATGTAAATCGCTGGAGCCGGCGTGCCTGACAGGCCTGTGCGAAGCCACCAGTTGCCGCCACTGTCCGTACCCATGCCGGCCCAGTTGTCACCGCCGGCATCGTACAGAATGATATTGGCTTCGGCTTTCGACGCCGTATAGCCGGGGCCGGATGGCGCGCCGAGATAGTGCTGTTTGGCCGACGAGAAGAACACCCCGTTGACCGTGATGTTGCCAGTGATGCCCGCCGATCCTCCGGTAGGCGCACCGGTCAGCGTCTCGTTGTTCGGCTTCGCGCGCGTGGTGTCGGTCGGATGGACATGGTCACCGCGCGAATATTTGGTGACGATGCCCGGAATGTTGACGCCGTTCACCAGCGGGTTGGTGTCTGATGGCGAATCTCCCATCGGCAGCGGCGCGGTTGAGCACGTCCACTTCGCGCCGTCCCATTTGTAGCCGGCGTAAATCTGCCCTGACGTTGGCGCACTCGGAAAGTCCATCATCACACATAGCCCGCCGTGTACCACGTGCCTTCGACATAGATTTGATTGTAGCGAAAGCGGAAGTAATTGCCGAACGTGATGCCGTCGAGATTCATGGTGGCCCCAGAACAACCGGTCACCACCGCGCCACCGTAGGATTCAGTCAGCCCTTCTGGCGGGTTGGAGTAAGCATCTCCGGCCCTGAGCCACTGGTCGGCGACATGCGGCCCGATCCGCGCGTTGCTGACCGGCCTCGACCAGTCGCTCGATCCCCAGATGCGCCCGGCCAGCGTGTGAAGCGCGCCGCCATTGCCGAGGCTGTAATTGGTGCCGTCGTAGTAGACGTAGACGTCGCCGTTGCTCACGTAGCAAACGCCGGTCGCGCCGTTGCGATACGGCATGACGTGACCGTAGCTCACCGTGAGCGTGCCGGTCAGGGTGCCACCACTCAAAGGCAGATACGGACCTCCGACCGGCTGGTTGGCGGTCACGTAGGCTGTCGTCGCCACTATGTTCGAGTTGGTGCCGTTCGGTGGCGTCGGCGCATAGAGCACGCCCGTGAATTCGACGTTCGACAGGTTGGCAACCATGCCCGAGACGTTGTTGCTGCCGCCGCCGCCCGTGCGCACGAAGAAGAAGCCCGACCGATCCGTACCGATGCCGGCCCAGTTGTTGCTGCCGTAGTCATAGAAGATGATATTGGTCTCAGCCGGCGTGATGTTATTCCAGTCGAGTGACGTGACGCCGATGTGGTTGCCAAGCTGATGACCATCCGCCGTGCCGATGAACTTGCCACTGACCGTCATGTCGCCGGCAAACGTGAACGACGGCGCGGTCAGCGTGCCCGTGAACGTCGGACTATTCACCGGAACATAACGCGTGTCGTAAGCGTGCTTGTGATCGCCGCGCGACCACTGGTTCGCGGTGCCCGGCGCTGCGATGCCATCCATCGCCGGCAGCACTGCGGAAGCGCCTGCACCAAACGGCGGCGCGCTCAGCTTCCACTTCACGCCATCCCAGCGATAGGTCGGCGTTGAGGCCGACGCCTGATAGGTCTGTCCAACGCTTGGCGAGGATGGAAAGTCGAGCATCACACGGTCCCGGGTGGTATCACCATCGCCTTCAACATCGCCTCGTTCCGGGCCACCGCGTTCGGCAGGTCGGTTGCCATGGCGATCTCTTCCCGCGTACCCGAGATCGACTCGCCCTTCGCCAGCTTCTCCTTGATGTGGTCTTGCACCATCTCCTCGATGGCGATCCGCGCGCGCTCGTGCACCGCGTTCTGAATCCAGAATTCGACGTCGGTCGCGACGTACTCAAACGCCTTCTGTTCGACGTCGCTCAGTTCGATTGTGTAAGTCGGCATGTGTCTATCCTACGAGCCAGATGGTGCAGGTGTTGTGGTTGGCTTGGTACGCGCCGCCCGGCGTGCCCGAGTCAGGACTGGGCGCGATGTTCATCGCCCACTGGACGTAATCGCCGGCAGCCAGATTGAGCACCATCTCCATGCGGTACAATTCCCACAGCGCGCCACTGTCACGATAGCCGAAATACCACAGCCCGCCGTTGACGATGATGCTGAAGTAGCCGCCCTTGCCCGAGCCCTCGCCCGTGCCACAGATGCCGGCAAACGACGTGTAGTAGCGACCGGTCATCGGACAAGTGAACTTGTAGCCAGTGTTCGACCACGGCGATCCGACGTTGAGGTTCACATCGTTGCATGGGAACGGATATATTTTATAGGTGCTGCCGCCGAGCGTCGCCGACCCCATCATTGCCGGCAGCATCGGATCGTTGATCCCGTAGTTCGCCGCGACGATCTTGGTGTTGGACGCGCCGAACTTGAGACCCGATGCGTTCGAGAGTGCGTATCCGTTGATGTCGACTGGCATGGTCAGGCCATCAGCGCGAAAGAGTACATATTGTGCCCGCTCTCACCATAGAAACATCCACCGGCAGGGTTCATGCCGGTGGTGTGCCACGACAGATAATCATTGGCGGCGCAGGAGATGATCGCCGACAGCGTGATGAATTGCCACGACGACGAATGATTCCAGTGCGTGAAGTGCTGATCGACGCCGTTCTTGCGAATATAGATGTAGCCTGACGTCGCGGCGCACAGGTTGCCCGCCGTTGCGATGTAGTAGCCGGCCACGGGTGCGGTGTAGAGCCCGGTCGTGTTATTCCAGCACGATCCGGTATTTGCATCGGCGGTGATCTTGAGCGGCGATCCGTCGCCGCCGGTTGGATTGCCCTTGCCGCTCAGTTGTCCGCGCATGTGCGGCATCTGCGGTCGCGTGAGGATGCCGCTGGCGTTCACCCTCATCCACGGCGCAGAACCTGTCATGAGCAAGGTGCCGTCACCCGCTGATGTCAACGTGACGCCGCCTACATCGAACCCCATCGATCAACCTATCAACTTGCACCACACGCAGTGGTGTGAAGCCGGATACAGCCCGTAGTTCTGCGACTGTGAGTCAGGCGATGTCGGCGATGGCGAGCGGTTGACGAACAGCGCCAGCGTGTCACCCGCCGCGCACGAGAACACCGCGCAGGTGCCGCTTGTATTCCAGATGGTGAAGGGCGTGCCGCCCTGATTCCAATGCACGTGGTACGACATCACGCCGTTCTTGGCGAAGCACGAATAGCCGTAGGTGTTCTTGCCAGCCGGCATGCCGCTGCCGCCGTTGTGGATGCCGTTGTAGCCCATCGCATATAGCCCAGCGACCGGGCAGGTAAAGACGCCGTTCGAGGTGTTGAGACTCGACTGCCATGACGGGCTGTCGAGCTCCCAGCCAGTCGGTGCCGAGTAGAAATTACCACCGGCACCCTTCGCGGCGGAGTAACCGGGAATCGCGTTGGCCGAACCTTGACCGGCGGAGTTGAACGCCAGCGTGTTGAGCGAAATACCGCCCGCGCTCTGGATGATGGTGTTGCCGCCGATGTCGATGCCCATGTCAGCCCTTCTTCGGTGGCATGATTGTCGGATCAACTTCGGTCAGCGCGAACTTGTAGGTCTTACCGCGCTTGTTGTTGTAGAGGAACAGATCGTCCTCGCCTTCGACAATCGTCCAGTCGCCGAGATCGTTCTTCAGTGACAAGTCGGCGGTGTAGACCGTGCTCCAGCGGTTCGATGCCGAACCCAGCGTGTAAGCGTTGTTGGCGTTGGGCAACAGGCCAGCGCTGGTGATCTTGAGTTGAACAGCCATGCCGGTCGAAGTGCCGCCTGCACCGATGTATAGCTCGGCACCGAACGCGGAAGTGTAGAGCCCGGCGTATCCTGCGCCGTCTTTAATGACGATGCCGCCGCCGAATGATCCCGTCGAGAGTAGCGCTGCGTTGTCTGGCGCGGTCGGCGTGAACCCACCCGTGCTGCCGTTATTCACCGTGAGTCGACCGGACATCACGTCGCCGGTCTTGAGCACAAAGTCGGCGGTCCCACCCATCGGACCTATCGGACCTTGAACACCTTGCGCGCCCTGCGGTCCCTGCGGTCCAGTGATCGAGACACCCGCCGGCCACACACCACCTGCCTTCGGGCCGTAGATAAAGTTGGTCGCCGTGTTGATGTAGGTGTCGCCGTTAGCGCCGACCAAACTTGTCGGAGCCGAGGTGCCATACAGCACCATGTTGCCGGGAATACCTTGGACGCCCTGTTCACCTTGCCACGGCTGCGAGATCACCCACTGCGAGCTCGAACCGTCGTTGAAGTAGATGTAGGTGACGCCTTCCGCTGAATTCCACCACAGGTCACCATGCTTCGGTGCCGGCGGCGGGGTGTCACTGATCTTGACGTTCGCGCCGGCTTCGAACTCCGCCCAGTTCGCGTTCTTTCGCGCGTAGAATTTATTGTCGACCGGCGCTTCACCAACCGGATTGGGCGGAATGACAACCTGCGACCACGTCGCATCCTTGCGCGCGTATTGATTGCCGTCGACCGGTGCTTCAGCGACCGGGTTGGGTGGAATGATGACCTCAGTCCACGCTGTGTTCTTGCGCGCGTACTGCTTGTTGTCTGCCGGCGCTTCCTCGATCACGCCGACGCCGACTGGACCTATCGGGCCTTGGATACCCTGATCGCCCTTGTCTCCCTTGTCGCCTTTGTCGCCCTTGTCGCCTTTCGCACCGACGACACCTTGCGGACCAATGGGACCTTGCGGACCGATGCCGCCCTGCGGTCCGAGCGGCCCGGGATCGCCGCGATCACCCTTGTCACCCTTGACGCCCTGCGGTCCCACCGGGCCAACCGGTCCCGGCTGCCCGCGCGTGCGCAACAGCACGGTGATTTCCATGTTGTTGTTGAAGCTTGAGCCTTGCTGGTTGACGAACGTGACCGGCAGTTCGAACCAGTCGGTGCGGTCGATGGCCGGCGACGTGATCCGAAACGTCATGAAGTTGACGGCGAGCCCGCGCCTTTGAATGACGAACTCGTCATCGAACTGCGCCATCGCAAACACAGCGGACGGATCGAGCCCGTCTTGCGTCAGCCGGTCGAAATAGATTCGTGTGATCGCTGTGTTGGTCACGTTGTTGAAGCGAAGCCGTCCAGCACCCGGGTCCATCGCTGTCGTGTTACTGTCAAAGCGATAGAGCCACATCGAGGACGATGCGCCGGCAGGTCCTTCCTCGCCCTGCGGGCCCGGTGGCCCGACCGGTCCCGGGTCACCCTTCTCGCCGCCGCCCTCACCGATCAGCACGCCACCTTCGACGCGCAGTCCCGGTCCGATCTCCAGACGTTGCGCCGGCCCGCGCGCGGGATCGTAGCGCCCGACAATCGTCATCTCGTCGGCTTCGAGGATGATGTCGTCGTTGTAGTTGGCGAAGATGCCTTCCATCAACGGCGCGCCGTCCTCGTCAGTCTGCAACCGGTTGACCAGCCACACCGCTGGCGGCGTCGGTTCATTGAACGCGACGCTGCCTTCCTTGAGACTGATCTTTGATCCGTAGTTACCGCCGAGACTGGCACAGAACCGGAAGCCGACGCCCTCACCGATCAACAACAGCGAGACCGAGAACCAGTTGCTGTCCGTGGTGACGTTGCGGAAGCTGATCGATTGCTCGGATGCATCAACCGAGATGCCGATGACGTCACCGGGACCGATGCGAATCTCCGGCCACGTCTCCATCAGCACGCCGTTGTACCAAAGCTGATCGCCGTACAGGCCGACCGAGTTGGTATCCCCGCCGGGCCAGTCCGCGATGCCGCCATCGCCGAGCGCCGCTGACGGGTTGGCGACACCGACGCCGTTCACGCCGAAGCCGGTCTCCGTCACGTTGGTGGCTTCGCAATAGAACGAGGTGCGCGCGTCGGTCAGTGCCGAGCCGTATTCGTCTGCGCCTCCCGTCGTCTTGGTCGCCGTCAAGTTATAGTTCGACAGCGTGATGATCGGCGACGTCATGTCGGGGATGAACGCCATCTTTGTCGAGAACGGATCGCGCACGTAGCCGTGCATCCGCGCCTTGCCCTGACCTCCGTTCCGCATCAAGCCACCCTGCGCCACGGTCTGGTGCCGGGATTAGTCCACGTCCGTGTCACGCCGCTGAACGTCGAGGTGTAGCCGACACCGCCCCACGGCCTCGTGCCCGGGTACGATGGCGGCAGCGGTGTGCTCGGTCTCTCCGGCACGCCGACATAACCCTGACCGACGATCACGCCGGCACCGGAGACGATGACACCGATGCCCGTGACAACACCGACTTGGAAGCCCGCGACCTTTGCGTCCCTTGCCTGCAACGATCCGGTTGCAACCGCTTCAACCTTGCCGAACGCCAGCATCAGCGCGCGGCGCGAGACCATCACACCTGTGCCGAGCGACTGCCCGAGACCCTCGGCCTCGATCACGGCGCGGACCGGACGCGGCACGCCCCAGCCGGTCGACCGTGACAAACCAGAGCCGTGAACGACGCTCGTTTGTACCGATAGCGCGCCAGCGCCTGCGGTCGTCAGGTTGGCAAAGCCAGCCAGCGTGGCCGGCAACGATGTCAGTGTGCCTGACCCTTCGACCTTGGCCAGTATTACACCAGCACCCGTAAGGTCAGATGCCGTCGACACCAGTGCGGCAGAACCGTCAACAATCGAAACGCCAGAACCACTTAGCGAGCCGTTCTGGTCCGCGAGAACACCCTGACCGCGAGATTGCGAGGTGCCTTCGCCATCCAAGAAATGTGCAGACTCGGTCAGCGCTGCCGCACCGACCGAGCCCCCGATGACAACGCCTGCGGCCTTGGCCGACTGCGCCGGCACCGAGCCGGTGCCCGAGATGATGGCAATGCCCTCGGAGCCGAGCACGGTCGAGCGCGCTGCCTGCAATGCAGCGGCGGTGACGATGGAGAGGGATGACCCTGCACCGGTCGCCGTTGAAGGGCTCGCAGACAGCGCGCCTGTCGCGATCCAGCGAGATAGACCGCTGGCCGCAACCACCGAGGCCTGAGCGGAGATCGCGCCCGTAGCAACCCAGAGGCTGCCGCCGAGCCCGTCAATATCTCCCACCGTGGCCGATAGAATACCCGTGCCAGTGACGCCAGCCACCGCCGCGCCCGACCCGGCGAGGCTTGAGATACCAGAGACAAGCGCGCCCGAGCCGGAGCTCGATGACTTGCCCGGGGCGGTGACGACACCGACCTGCGACACCAGAGTGCCGGTGACGACTGATCCCGACAGGCCGGTGCCGGCCAAGGCGGCTGTGGGACCTATCAGCGCGCCCGTGCCCAGTGATCTTGCGATGGCGACGCCAGACAGGCCCGAGGATTGCGCCGGGACGCTGCCTGTGCCGCTGATGACGACGGTGCCCTCGAAGCCCGAGATCGAGGCCACGGTCGCCTGTAGCGCCACGGCTGCCGCGCCAGAGGCGGATTTACCGGAACCTGTCGCCGTGGCCGGGTACGAATTGAGCGCGCCCGTGGCCTCAAATCGTACCTGCCCCGAGCCCGAAACGACAACGGACGCAGAACCAAGCGTGCCGGTCGCCACATGCCGGGCGATGCCAGCGCCCACCGTGGCCGATGATTGGCTCGCCAGCGTAGCGATGCCGAGGGAGGACACTGCACCGACGCTGGCGAGCGCCGACGCCGCAGCGGACAGCGTCGCCACACCAGCGGACTGACCTACGGCCACCGCCGTGACGGTCACCGGGGGACTGGTCAGGACCGCTGACGTAGAAATGGAGCGCGAGACGCCCGCGCCCGAGAGAACCGAGAACGATGTCAGCGCGCCCGTGCCCGAGATGCCCGAGACTACCGA